CCAGCATGTGAGGTTGATTGGCAATCATTGTCTGCCGTGGCGCTCCAGTAGAAACATTCTCTAACGCGCCAATGCCTGCATCTGGGTATGGCGGTTGTGGTGGAGAGGCCCTATTCATTCTGGCTTTATCTTCTTGAACAATTTTGTTCACTCGACCCATAAAATTATTGTTCACCGCTAGAACTCCTTCTGACACTTGTAACCGACTGTGCCATCGTCTGAATAATAAAAACGACCATCATCTCCGACGTTATACCCAATATTCTTTCTGCCATTAGACGATATAGGTAAATCTAAAGATACGTTACCAATATCCATTCCAATACTACCTGAATAATCAGCTTCAGAGCCAGACCTTTTTTCGCGGGACGCAGAGGCATTAAACATTCCCCTCTGGCCAGCAATTGCTATCTTGGTAAATGTACCCACGTTTGAATCATTAAAAAGGCTTGCGCCTGTGGCGGCATCAGTAACATTTCTATTTGATCTTGTTCTTGTTCCCATTGCCGATCCTTGCAGATCAACTGGCCCTATAGATGTCTGGCCATCCACACCCACACGAATAGTATTGGCGCTATCGTCAACATTAGCGTTTCCAAAAGAACCTGAATTTCTTTCGTCAGTGTAACCAATTGATGGCGTGACTGAACCCATTCTACCTTTAAATGTCTTGTTGAGATCAATCTCTGCCCTAGAGCCATCAGGGCTAGTGGTGTAATTGATACCACCAGAAAAAGGCAGGTTAAATTCTGTAAGGTCTATATCCGCATAAGCGTCAAGCAAAGCGTTGGGTCTGTATTCTTCTTTCATTACGCCCTCATTGGTTGTGGCTGTGGTTGTGGCTGTGGATTTGTTGGAGCTTGTGGCATAGCTGATGCAATAGAACTTAACGCACCCATATCTCCTCCACCCATACGCCGTTTAATCTCAGCCACTTTATCCATTAGGTATTTGTTCATATCCATTGGTGGTTGCTGACCCCCACCTTGGGAGTTCGGTGGGGGCGCACCCTGTGGTCTTTCTTGCGGTAATCCGCCAAAAGCCGCAGGATTAATAGGTGGCAAATTATATGATGGTGGGTACATTCTTCATTGCCTCCATTTGTATCTTAGCCGCGTTTTTCTCTCGCTCAAGCTGTAGTTCCGCCTCTAGTTTAACAATCTTAGCCTGCATGTCAGCTTGTGCCTTCGCCATTTCAATTTCCATGTCCTGTCGCGCTTCAGCCTGCTTGATCTCGATGTTAGATTTAGCCTTGGCCTGATCCGCCTGAATTTGTGCTTGTGTTCGAGCCTTGAGTGCCTCGGTTTCAAGTTTAGCAAGTTCAGTTGCCATTTGCAGTGGATTGCCTTGGCCTTGACCTTGTTGGCCTCCCATCATGCCCTTCATAGCTTCGATCTGTTTCATCTGCGGTGAAGCCTGAACAACTTGAGCCGCACGTTGGCTAATCAAGCGATCCATCTCTGGGTCAACATCATTGAACTTAAACTTAGGATCTTTGAAGTCTGGCAGTGGAGGCATTTCCATATTGATGCCCTCTTCCATACGCTGTCGATATAGCAATGCAATGTGTTCAGCAATGTGAGCAATAAGAACTGGAGCCATTGTTTTTTGTGCCGCTGGATTGCCTGCCAGTGATGGGTCTTGCATAAACTGCATGTGAACCGCAATGTGTGCATCGTGATCCTGCTCTGGGAATGCGCGGATTGGCTTGCCATACATAACGCTCATGTTTTCATCAACTGGATCCATCTGCACAGCTTCCGCTGGCTTCTCTAAGATTTCGTCGATGTTTGGTATTCTGAGCGCCTCATACATGCGCTTGTATGCATTATATAAATTATGGAACTGTGGCGCAGATCGTGACATTTCTAACACAGCTTGTGCCTGTGCAATGCGCTGGGCTGTCGAGAATATGTTTGGATCGCTTACTGGTATGATGTCAATTCGATCATTAAAGTCAGATCGATATATTGTATCTGAAGCTCCAGCCTGTGAGAAAGTAAATTCGTCAGGTAGATTCTCAGCATTTAGAGCCGCAAGTAGTTTAAACTCTTGGCCTTGCGCGTAGTGTAGTCTCTTGTGTATCGCGCTAAATGCCTTTGATCCCTGCTCGATTAGTGCAACTGTTGATCCAACTGGTGCATTTGGATTAACATCGCCAACGTTTAAGTCGGCTGTACTTGCAAATCTCTGACCAGCTTCAACCATAAAGCCTAGCAAATTAAACAGAGATCCACTTGGCTCTTTAAACGGCAATGGCATAATAGCTTTATTGATGTCGTCAACTGTGCTGTCGATATCTACAAACTCACCGGGGTTAATCTGCATGTCTCCGCCTTGGACACGACCACGCAACTTAAAGCCACCCTGCATGTTTGAGAACGCGGCGCTATCTAGCAATGCACGAAGTGATCCTGTCGCCGCCTTACCTAATCCACCGATCATGTGGTAAAGACCGAAGCCGTAGAAACCTAAACCGGGTAAAAACTTGTAAGATACAAACCAATCTCTGCGTTGCTTTAGCTCGTCTTCCTGTTTCCAGTTGCGTCGAATACTTACAATGTTTTGATTGTCATAGTCGATTGTGATGACATATGGCAGTGCTACTGCATTATCATCTCGATCATCGTCATTCTCTGATTCGCCATCTAGCCCATCAAACAAATCATAGACGTGCATTTCAAGCAGTGTCATTACATCGTCATTGCTATCATCGTACTGGTCAACGCCTTCGATTTCACCAATCACATCTCCAGATGGATCTAGTGAATCTCCGCCAGCATATTTGGTTGGCAGGTAATATCCATTCTGGACGTAACGATTGAAGTCGTTCTTTGGCATACGGATAATGTGCGTGTAGCGTGGTGACGTATATAAGTCTTTACTCTCTGGAGCGACCACGAAGTCTTCAGCCTTAACAAAGTCAGAGCATTGACGATCCATGTTTACGTTCCACCAAACCTTCTTGAAGGTGTGACCGATTAGTGGCAGGTGAAATAGCATTTGGTCTAGATCAGGGAAATACTCAGGCATTTCCTGTGTGATCTGGTAATTCATAAATTCACGAACTCTGCGACCTTGCTCCTCTAGCTCTTCGTCTGGGCTACCAACGATAACCGATTTAACTGGGCCACCTGATGGGTACAGCTCTGCGATTGCCTTGGCGTTAAATTGTGTAGCGGCTTCAGCAATTAGTGGGTGGACAACGACAGACAGACCGCGAGTTGCTCGCTCTTCTTCGCTCTCCTGCATTCCGCCATCAGGGTCAAGCGTTTTAAGCCCTTCCTTGTAGCGTTCCTTCCACTCAGATCGAGCCTGCTCATCGTTTTCGTAATAGCCAACTAACTCCTGCGCTTTTCGTGCAAGTTCTTTATCGTCCATTGCTTCGGCTAGATTTATATCAAACTGAGCCGTATCGACTTCATCCATCATATCTAATTCAGGGTCACCTATTAGGACATCGCCATCTGCGAGTTCCTCAATCATTAGATCATCGCTTGGCGCACCTTCAGCAAAAGGTATAATATTTGGATCAGCCATACATTGTCATCCTCTGTGTTTGTACTGGCTCGTCATCTTCAGGGTCTTCACTATGCCCAACGAACCATCCTTTTCTCAATCGCAACCACGCCTGTGTGCATGTATCCACCACGTCATCATTTGGGTGTGCAGGAAATGCGGCGCAAATGTCTATTAAATCTTTAGCCCATTTTCTATCAGATGGGTAGTAAATTCTTCCATCTTCTAAAAGAGCGGAGCTTGCATGCGCTCTAGCTTCCTTATCTCGGTCAGGTGAATAGGCTACAACAGGCACACCAGCCATACGCAAATCTTGTAGTAAAGATTGGCCTGACGCCTTCTTCTCGATCAACACAGCGTCTGGCTCCCAATCGTCATATGATTGCTGTGCAATTTTTCGTAAATCTGGGTAGCTGACCTTGTCGTACCAACATTCTAGAACGATGGCGCACATTGCGCCCTTGTGACGAAACACTCCCCAAGTTGTCCTAGCACTAAAGCTAGAGCTTTCCTTGGCCTCGAACGCTGTATCCCATGACTGTAAAACATATTCGACTTCTGGGAGGTCACCATCCCACGGAACCCACCAAGATGCTTTAAGTATTCCGCCACCCTTTGGAGATGGACGTTGCTGTAATTGACCAGCGGCGGCATATGATCCAAGACTGCGCTCAAGGTTTGATAAAGTTTTCTCGTCAATACGATCAGGCCACAGCAACTCACCTTCCTTGGTGCGTGGATCTGTAAACCCAAGTGACGACTTCATCGGATTCGGAGCGCCTACTTCGTACCGAGCAGGCAACATTAGGTGATCCCACTCATCACCAAGTTGATTTGCCAAGACGTGGCCTGTGAGATCCTGCTCGTGTAATCTTTGCATAATGATGATAAATGCACCAGTCTTAGGATCGTTGAGCCGTGTCTGCATGGCCTGATCCCACCAGTCTAACACACCCTCACGCACTTTAGAGCTGTCTGCTTCAATAGAGTTATGTGGGTCGTCGATACAAATTATGTCACCACCATCACCAGTTAACGCACCACCAACTGACGTTGCGATTCGATAGCCTGTCTTGTCGTTCTCAAATCTCTGCTTTTGGTTTTGATCGTCGGTCAGATTAAACTTATCGCCGAAGTGCGCCTGATACCACGGACTGTCGATTAACCTTCTGCACTTGGTGCTGTCCCTGATCGACAGACTAGATGCATAGGATGCATATAAGAATTTTTTTTGAGGTTGGTGCGCCCACGTCCACGCTGGCAAAGCGACAGCCACGCTAATAGATTTCATATGGCGAGGCGGTACGTTAATGATCAGGCGTTTGATGTCGCCCTCGACTACAGCTTGAAGGTGATCAGATATTGCGTCGATGTGCCAGTTGTTTTTAAATTCAACCCCCGGCTCAATCGTCCCCCATGACGCCTTCGTAAACTCCCTCAATGACCTCCGATATTTCTCTCCCCTGACCTGTTCGATCTTCAATCCTGCTAAATGCGTCCTCAATTGATTTGAGCTGATCATCTGGTATCCTTGTTAAATCTATGACGTGTTTCTGTTCGACAGTGCTTGCAACCTCTTTTTTATCCACCCAATCGCCTCCACCACGGTTCTTGAGCCAGAAAATAATGGACGGCACGTTGCGATCTACGGTAGCATTTTCAAAGAGCGCATTGGTCACGGCATCTATGCCACGAACCTGTCCTCTTTTTATAGCCTCCGAAAACTCCGAAAACTCTGCCTGATAAAGATAGAATGTTGACTGTGAAATGCCCAGCATTCCAGCGCATTGATCTACTGTTAGACCCTTAGCCATAAGGCTTTCAGTTTTCTCTAGGACTTCTGGTGTGACCTCAAATCGCGGTCTTCCCATTGTTTTCTTGGCTTTTGCCATGCCGTGACCTTTCTTGCAGTGGTGAGCTGTATTTTTTGTAATGTAGTGTGGATCACTGAAAAAAGAAAGACCCACCGTCGTAGTGCGAAACCTAGCCGGGTGGGTCTAGTTAATGATGAGGTCACAGGTATGACCTAATCGAGCAGTATCTTTGGGCTATCACATGGCCAGCATTATGACAACAAATGCGAGAGCGAAGATTCCGAAGGCTATGGCCCCAGCTATTTCCTTGCCCACCATTAGCACTGCGGCGTGTGGCTTATCTGGGTGGATTGTGAGGTGGCCTCTTAGATTGATTGCGACCCACTCACCTAACTGGCAGGGCAGTTCGCCCTCCTGTGTGTAGACAAACAGGTTTTGATTACCCAGTCGCTTGCCTGAGTTCTCCTGCACCCATTCGGGCATATCTTGGTCGAAGCCTTTAAACTTCCACGACTTGATTATCATTACGCTTGCTCCTTAAAAGTGTCGTCGCCCACCTCAAGTGGCAGTTCGATGGTGGTTACCCTGAAGTCACAGTTTTGGCATACTCTGCGTCTTTTGATTGTTAGGAAGCCGTAGGCTGAGTGCATTCGGCTATCCCTTGCCTGTAGCTTTGTTTTGCATGTCGGGCAGTGCGATACAGATATTGTCATGCCCCCACCTCATTCAAAAGTTCTTTGCCTTCCTCGACCCAGCGATCTAGCGAGAGATCGTTAAGGCGCATTGTGTAGACACTACGTTCATCGAACTCACGATCTGATTTATCAAAGACAAAATAGAAGTAGCCTTTGCCAGCGTGAAGACTGAGGTGTGGGTTGCCGATTTTTTTTATGATTTGTTTGCGTGTCATTTCGTATTCCTTTCTAAAAGTTAATTATTTATTTGTCTCACACTCAACACAGATCTTATCAGTGAAAGTATATCCGTGAGATATGATTGTTGGGATACCTTTGATGCATTCGATTGAATCTTTCTTTGAAGAGCCAAGTCTAACACTTTTCTTAAAGTAGCTGTCACCTTTGAGGATAGTTGATGCACAGCAAGAGCAGGTATATTCTCTGTTTGCTTTAGTAGATTTTTTAGCTTTAGCAATTTTTGTAGCTGTAAACTCTTTGCTGGTAGGATTGATTAGCTTTGCGTCGACCCATTTTTTGTAAGCATTGATAACTACAATTCTTTTGTCATCGCCTTTGAAGCTATCAGTAGTTCCTGTCTCAGTGTGAGTTACTTGGAAATGTGTCATTTTTTTCGCCCTTTCTAAATCTACAATCTTAGTATTACTATATACAGTATAGTACAAGCCTTATATTAAAAAAAGATTAAGGGGAGCCGTAGCCCCCCTAGATCGTTACTTTGAGATCCAGTATTCCATCATCAGGCATTCCTTGTGAGGAAGATCTGCTGGCGGCTTCATAGACATGAACTGGTTCATTCTTACAATCAGTTTGGTCATTGTGACCCTGCGAGAGTGAATGATGAACCCATCCTTACGGAGCTTGGTTAGCACTGCCGCTGGATTGCAGACGCCAAACATGTTCATCGCTTCGATGAGCGAGATTAGGTTGCCTTCGAGCATATGCTCCAGCATTGCCTCTGATGATGGAAAGCCTTGTGAATTTGCCATTTGGTAGTCCCTTTCTAATGCCTATACTATGTAGACGTATGAACCCCCGAAAAGATTCCCTTTGACGTGGCGTCACTTTAAAAAATAAATTGGTAAAGGGGCCGAAGCCCCTTTGGTTAAAAGTTATAATCGTAATGCTTGATGGCCGCAGTATGCAGGCTGTGACGCCCGTGGCTGCTTTTCCAAGAGCCATTCTTTTGAAGACGGGCGCGAACTGTATAGCCTTCTGGATCTGACTTGATGACCCATGCCTTGCTCTGGTTGCCATTGTTTGTGCAGTGTCCAGAGAAGCCACCAGCAACAATTTCTGGCTTCCAGTCGGCTGCGCGTTCCGCACTCATGGAGCGCAGTTCGATTGTCTTGTCGGAGACAACACGCACGATCTCAAAAGGATTGCTGTCGCTGTAGCCGTGATGATTGGCGTGGGTGTAATCGATGGCCTCTACAGCGTACTCATATTTTTTGTTGTACTTACCGCAAAAGCTAACTGGCAGAGTTTCGATCATCTCTTCAGCTTCTTCAATAGTGGCGAAGATTGTCCTTGGGATTTCGGAAGACCGCAAGTAACCGTGGCGCATATCTTCGAAGTGAGCTTTTTGACCTGTGTGGCTGTTGCCCTCTTGATCGCTAAGAGTTTCGATAACGGTGATTGTGTAACGTGTAAACATTTGGGTAGTCCTTTCTAAGTGGTGGTAGTGGCGGGGCCGTAGCCCCTTTTATTACTTGTTTTCTTTGATGAAGATTTTAGCTTCTTGCGGCGTATTAAATTCGTAAATCCATCCGCTAATTGAAACTTCGTATTTACCGCCAACTTCGCGCTCATCGTGAATTTCGTATCCGTAATATGTCATTTTAAAATTCCTTCTGATTCTCTCTATAGATACAAGATATAGTATGTAGCATAGGGAGTAAAGAAATAAAATTACGATAGGTCTAATTTAACTGGCATGTAGAATCCCTTGCTGCGATCTCTCTCGCCGTTATTAAAATTGCGCTCCCATCGCAGTACATTAACCTCTGAGCTAAATTCACTAGCAACCATACATGCAATCATCACACCTATGGGATCACTGCCACCGGGCCACAGTAGGAAATCTTCTGGGCTAAAGTCCTGCATAATTTCCCGTGCAATTTTTATGGCTTTGTTTGG